GACGAAACCGCCCGTGCGGGGCAGGAAGCCCCGGGGGAGTGTTCCCGACTTTTGGGGGGGAAACTTCGAGCCGGTGGACATTATCACATTCGGCAGCCCGTGCCAGGATTTGAGCATAGCGGGCAAGCGGGCCGGGCTGGACGGAAACCGATCCGGGCTGTTCCGGGAAGCAATACGCATTATTTTAGAAATGCTGGAAGCGACCGGCTGGAAATACCCGCGGTTCGTGATCTGGGAGAATGTGCCGGGGGCTTTATCATCGAACGGAGGGAAAGACTTTGAAACCGTACTCAACGAATTGCTGCGACTTACCGGGACAGATCAGTTTGTTCGACAGCGCGGAAAGTGGGGGGGGCTTTGCAGGGTACGGAGCTGTGGCCTACCGACTTGTCAACGCGCAATACTGGGGAGTGCCCCAACGCAGACGCAGAGTATACGCTTGCTGCGATACTGGCGGACGATCCGCCGACCAGATACTTTTTGAGCGTAAGGGCCATGGATGGAATTTTGAGCCGCGCATCCCGGCGGGGCAAACAGTTGCCGGAATTGCTGGTGACGGCTATTGCTGGCATGAAAGAATGGTGGCGGCAAAATCCGCTGGGGGGGGGTATGACCCCGCCTACACCATGAAGATACGGTCAGGATGCGAGGGCGGCGGCAAGGGGCCGCTGGTGCAGAATGATTTATCCGCCACGCTGGCGACGCATCAAGATCAGACAGTGTTTGCACCGAAAGTATGCGGATTTATTTATAAGCAAGGCGCAAAAGCTGGCAATATAGGGGCGGGAGAAGTAGCACCGACTATGAAAACGGACCAGCCACCAGCAGCGGCCTATGCGAATGGGGCAGAAACGGTGGCAAGGACATTAACAGCAAGAGCGGACGGAAGCCCGATGCTGGACAGAGGGCCGAATTTGATAGTGCAGAAGGGAAACAGCAATGAAAAAGATTATTGCGATTGATTTTGATGGGGTTTTGTTTACGGAAGCATACCCGGCGGTAGGGATGCCGATTGCGCCGAACATCAACCGGGCGAAGAACGAGAGGGCCAACGGCGCGGTGCTGATTTTGTGGACCTGCCGCGAGGGCAAGGAGTTGGCGGACGCTGTGGCCGCCTGCAAGGCCGTGGGGCTGGAATTTGACTATGTGAACGAGAACGCGGCGGAGCTGAAAGAAGCGTTTGGCACGGACCCGCGAAAGATCGCGGCAACGGAATACTGGGACGATCGGGCGGTGTGCGCGGGTAAAATCTGCCTGAACCGCACGGACAACTGAAAGGCGGGCAGCATGGAACCGAACAGCAAAAGCGCACTAAAGCCGATTTTGTTCAACACAGAAATGGTGCGGTCAATCCTGGCCGGTGAAAAAACATGCACCCGGCGGATCGCCAAGAGCGGAAAGCCGCCTTTTACGGTGGGAGATATTTTGTGGGTGCGGGAGACGTGGTGCATCAACAATTTTGGGACACACTACCGGGCAGATTGGCCGGACGGGGACTGCCCGTATATGGACGGCGACGATCGCTGGCATCCATCAATCCACATGGGAAAAGACATTGCGAGAGTTTTTCTGCAAGTGAAAAGCGTGGAACGCAGGCAACTGCGGGACATGGAGATTGCAGACTTCCGCAAAGAGGGCATAAAGCCGCGAAACCGACCAGACGGCTGCACCTGTGCATGGGCACGAGACGGATGCAAGGAAAAACCATGCACAAACCGTGATGCCTACGAGCGCGAACGCTACATGATCCCGTTTTGCGAGCTGTGGGACAGCACGCTGCCTGCGGCCAGCGTAAAAACGCTGGGCTGGAACGCGAACCCGGATGTGTGGGTAATTGAGTTTGACAGAACAGAGCGCCGGGCTGAAAGAAGCGTTTGGAACGGACCCGCGTAAGATCGCGGAAACGGAATACTGGGACGATAAAAATGTGCGCATGGGGCGCTGCGGGAAGGAGTAAAAGGCCGTGAGCATGAGGGGAAAACGGTACATTGCGTGGGCAAGGCCGTATTACCGGGACAGAGGGGCGAAAGCCATGACGAGAAAGAGGGCAATAAAAATCATAATGGCCGCGACCTGCTGTGGCAACAGGAGATGGGCCGAGGATGTGTTCGCCTATGCGAAGCGACATATAATCGGAAACCCAAGCAATGCCGATGTGTGTTACCGCGTTATGTGCTATATCTACAACACAACAAATAAAAGCCGGGCACACTATGATGAGAATACGATGCGGTCACATTCAATCGCAATGCGGTTAAGGGAACTTTACGGCGTGGATGTGGGCGGAGTGGTGGTTCAAGGATTTGAAAGCACGGGGAGGTAACGACTTATGAATATGCAGAAAATGGGTAAGCTATGCAAAGAGAATATGTGCATGAAGCTGTATCGGAAGGGCTACACGCAGTACATCAGCGACGGGATCACGATGGTGGAGATACCGCGGAACTTTCCTGCGCTGAACGACGAGAACGAAGCGGCAGCGGTGTTCGGCTGGACAGACAAGCAGCTGGAAGAAATCAGCTGCGAGGTGGAAGGGCTGGATGTTATCAACGGCTTGTACGAGGTGACGGGCATCAGCATGGACGATGTGAGCGGCGAGGAAATCCCGTGCAAGAGAGCACCGATTGGGTTTACCTATGCCGGGATGCACCTGCTTGTGCTGCGGGATGAGCGCGGCGGGATTGCCGGAATCAACACAAAGCAGTTGGAGCCGATCATGGACGAGCTGAAAAACGGGCAGTACATGATGTGGTACAGGCGGACGATGCACAACGGAAACCCGTACTATGTACTGAAATGCGGGATGTACCTGCGCATGGCGGTGCTGCCGATTGTGTTTGATGATGTGTTTGCCGCGGCGCTGGACGAGATCAGGGCTGGGATGATGCTTGATGCAGTGGGCAGACAGAAAAAACGGGAGGACGAGAACCATGACGATTGAGCGGGCAGCGGAAATCTTGGACCCGGAAAGCAAAGAAAAGTTTTACGGGGAGAGCGGAAAGCAGGAAGTGTTTGAAGCAATGCGGCTTGCAAAATTGGCGCTGGAAAAAAGAATCAAGAAAACCGTGCATCCGTTTTGGACGGGAAACTCTGCGGCGTGTCCGTATTGCGCAAGCGCACAGTATTTGTACAACGAAGATGGGCGGAGAAACAGATATTGCGGTGAGTGCGGACAGATGCTTGATTGGGAGGACTAAACTGCCTACAAATTGTAGGCAGTTGCTGACGGAATGTAAGCAACTGACGGAAAGTGAGGTTGACGATGGAAAAGAGCGCGGCGCAGGATATGAAAAGCCTGCTGATGAAAAATGGCATGACGAGCGGGCCAGCGGGCCGGGTCGTGGAAATCCTGGAGCAGACGGGGTATTTTGAGGTCCCGGCGAGCATGACGTTCCACGGGGCGTGGCCCGGCGGGCTGTTTGAGCACAGCTGGACCGTGGTGCAGGAGCTTGTGCACATGACAAAAACGCTGGGGCTGACATGGCAGATGCGGCGCTCCCCTGTTCTGGTTGGAATGTTCCACGATCTGTGCAAGACCGAGGAATACGAAAAAGACGGCGACGGGTGGAAGCATTACAAGCTGAAAGGCCACGGAGAGCGCAGCGTTTCGATGGCAGAAGCGATCCTGAACGATGCAGCGGCACTGTCACTGACGGAGGAAGAAATGCTGTGCATCCGCTGGCACATGGGATTTGCAGACGACAAGGAAAACTGGAATTGTTACGGCGCGGCCATTGAGAAATACCAGAATGTGCTTTGGACGCACACGGCGGACATGGTGGCAAGCCGAGTGCTGGGGGTGTGACAGGTGGAAGATGCAAGAATCGAAGCGCAGAAGGATGCGCAGGGCTGGGCCAGCGTGATGGCCGGGAACGTGTACCGACATTTTAAGGGCGGACTGTATGTGGTGCAGGGTGTGGCCGTGCATAGCGAGACGGCGGAACTGCTGGTGATCTACACGAGCAAGGACGACCCGCAGAAGATGTGGGCAAGGCCGCTGGAAATGTTTTTATCGCCGGTAGACAAGAAAAAATACCCGCGGGCAAGGCAGAAACGGCGGTTTGAAAAAGTAAAGGGGAAACAGGATGAATAGCTGTTACCACTGCACCCGGCGGAAACCGGGATGCCATGGCGCGTGCGCGGATTATAAGCGTGACTGCGAGGAAAACGAGAAACGCCGGGCTTATGAGCGGAAGTTTGCCAGCATTGACACGATGCCGAACACGAAAACGGTTATCAACATGATTTATGAGCAGAAGAAACGGGGCGGGAAGCAATGAGCAGAAAGCGGAAAGAAAAGCCCATCGCGCCGGGCGATGCGGTGACGGTGCTGCGGCACTGCGCCGACGGTGCCGCACGGATGGCGCGGGGCGTGGTGGAGTTTGCGGCCAGCGGCGGGCGGTTCTATGTGGTGAACGTAGAGCTGCCGCCGTGCGCGTTCCGGCATGAAACGATCAGGATGCGGGAGACGTTCTGGCCGGAGAATGTGAGCAGGGAGGTGAAACGATGAAAAGACTAAAGCTGTTGGCGGTGCTGGTGCTGGAACTGCTGGCGCTGGGCGCGGTGCTGCTGGTCATGGCGCTGGCGTGGATCGTGCATGGTGTGTACCGGGTTACGATGGCTGCCGAAAATGGCCTGTACGGACTGGAACATACACTTACATGGCTGGTGCGCGACCTGTGCAACACGGCGCGGGGCTGGATGAAGTGGGCGATGCGATAAAGCGCCTACTTTATTATACATAATATAGTAATACGACCTGCCCGGCGGGGGCCGGGCAAATTTTAGCGGCCTGCGGGCCGCTGGGGGGCTTGTATACGGTTTTATCTTTTCCCCCATTCTCTATTATTTACCAGATTCCAAACGATAGAGCCTGACGGCAGGCAGGATGTGAACGGGAGGGGGCAGAGCATGAAAGCCAGGTATGTGCGCGAGCAGAAAACCATCTGCGGAAAAGAGTACATGGAAGTGGATTTGCTGAACGTCTCCCCTGCTGAACACAGGGCCAGCGTGCGAAAGAAAAAAGAGTTTGCGTCCAGCCTTGCCATGCAGCGGTGCAACGAGCGTTACAGCAAGCGCAAGCTGCAATGGATGGTGGCGGAGAATTTCACAGAGCGGAAGAATCAGACCTGGCTTGTACACATGACCTATAACGACGAATGGCTGCCCTACTACGACGAGGATGCAGAAAACAATGTAACAAACTGGCTGGACAAGATGAACCGCCGCCAGGCGAAGAAGTATGCGGCGGCGATCCGGGAAAACCCTGCAAACCCGGGCGGGGTGCTGCCGAAAGTGAAGTACATAACCGTGACCGAGCACCAGCGGGAGGACAAGAACAAAGGGCTGAAAGAGGTGCGGTATCACCACCACACGATCTTAGGGTGCGATTTGAGCATTGATGAGATCAAAAGCTGCTGGGGCACGGGCCGCGGGAAAAACTGGGAACCGCTGGGGCTTGTAAAATGCGACCGCGCCGAGTTTGATAAGGGCAGCCTGGAAGCCTACTGCGAGTACATCACCAAGAACAAGAAGCGCACACGCCGCTGGCGGCAGAGCCAGGGATTGCGCAAACCGACGCAGCCGCGCCCGAATGATACGCGGTACACACCGCGCAAGCTGGCCGAAGCGGCCACGATGTACATTGACGACCGCAAATTTTGGGAAGATCGTTACGGGATGCTGAAGCTGGGAGACGGGAGTGCCCGGCAGTATGCGTTTGTGGGTGCCGAAGCACGGTACAACGAAATTACGGCAGAATGGCATGTGATCGCCAAGTTTTGGGCAGACCCGCGCAGACAGCCGAAGAAAAAGGCGGTGAGAAAGTGAGCTTCCGCATGGAGTTAGAGGATTTACCGCCGCGGTATCGTGCCCAAGCGGAAATGCAGATCGCGCAGCGGAAAAGTGAACGATGCTTGCAAAAAGGCACCAAAAGCGGGAAAAATTGCGAACGAAACGAACAAAAACGGGAAATTCAAGTAAAAAACGGCAGTTTTTGCGAACAAAGCACAAAGCGGGTGCCGGAGAGCGAGAAGCGGTATTACCGAGAGGTGATATTGCCGAAGGTGGCGTGCGGGCAGATCGTGAAGGTGCAGGAGCAGGTCGTGTTCGACCTGATGCCGGAAAAGGCATATTGTGGGCTGAAACTGCCGAAAGCACGGTACAAGCCGGACTTTGTGCTGACTTATGCGGACGGAACGGTGGAGATCGTGGAGGTTAAGTCGAAATTCACCCGGCGGATGCAGCGGGACTACATTTACCGCAGGCGGTTGTTTATAGACCTGGTGGCAGAGCCGCGCGGGTGGAAATTTACAGAATGGTTTGCTGACAAGGAGGACTGACAATGGACGACGGAACAAAGCTGTGCGAGTTGTGCGGGATGCACAAGAAACTGAACATCGGCCCGGCGGGGGCGCTGTGGCTGGAAAAAGACGGCGCAGGAGATGCCGTGCTGATGGTGGAGCCTGTTGTTGGCCGGACGCTGCCGGTGGCCGTGCCGGTGTGGTTCTGCCCGGCGTGCGGGCGGGATTTTAGGCCGAGAAAAGCCGAAACGGAAGAAAATGTGTTCCCCATCGGCGCGGAACACTTGGAATACCTGAAAAAGAAAGCCGAGGAAATGCAAGGGACCGTTGAAGAAGCGCTGGACAGAGCGATTAACGATTGCTACTGGGCCGACAAAGAAAAAGAGCAAAAAGCAAGGGAGGACACGACCGATGAAACAGGCACCTAATTTTTACCGAAAAAATGCGGCGTGCGGCGTGGCACGGCGGGTGATGAACGGGAAAAAAGCCACGCCAGAGCAGATGCGGGATGCCGTGGGCCAGGTTGTGGCGTGGTGCTACCTGGTATGCCTGCGCGGCGTGACCGGGTGGAGCGCAAAGCAGATGGACAATTATCTTGAAAAAGCCACGCGGAACACCCAGGACTACATGATCCGGGTACGGACGAGCACGACCGACAAGGCCGCGCGGAAGTGGCTGGACAAGACCACGGAAAAGCTGCACTTTGTTCTCCCGGCGGATAAGCCGTTGAAAAAGCAGGCAGACCGGGACGAGTTGGCACAAAAGCGGATCGGTGCGGATACGGCGTGGAAGATCATGTCGGCGGCGCTGCTGCGCAAAGAGCCGTGGGGCTGCGCCGTGGACGAAGCGACCGCGCAAAAGGTGCTGGACGAGATGCGGGACTACTACGAAAACCGTTTTTTGGATTGGGAAAAAGAGGGCGACGCCTACGGAATGGAGCGGTTAAAGCGCGATGTTGAAAGCGTGCTGGGTGAAGCTGTGGAAGTGATCGACGACAAGCACGGCGCAGTGTTTGCCGATAACCTGTATTAACAAGGGGGTGCTGCCATGACAGCGGCAGAAGCGGAAACCATCATCAAATACTATGCAGACATTGCGGGGCAGCAGCGGGCCATTGCCCGGGAACGTGCGGCGTTGGATGCAGAATACAGCCCGCTGCGCGGCAATGCGCTGGACGGTATGCCGCATGCTGCCGGGAATGGAGACAGCACCGCGCAAAAGGCGCTGCGCATGGTGGACACGGACACGGCCCGGCGGTTGTGTGAGCTGGATGTGCGGGAAAGCGTTTTGCAGGAGGACAAGGCGCTGATCCGGGCGGTGCTGGACCGGCTGAACAGTAAACACAAAGAACTGCTGGCGACGCGCTATATCGACGGCCACAACTGGGAGTTTACGGCGTGCCGGGTCGGGTTGTCCCGGCGGCAGACGATCCGGGTCAGCGTGGTGGCGTTGACGCGGCTGGGCGTGTTGTTGCAGGACGAGCCGCAGGCGGAAGAAATCCTCGCGCGGGCGCGTGATGTGTGCGCGTTATAAAGGCGGGGGTGGATCGTTTACGCTGAATTTACGCTGAAAGTCAGCGTAAAACGCGCGAAAAACACACGAAAAACACACGAAAAACACACGGGCGGCAGGTTGTGTGCGCGTGCGTTGTTTTGATTTTTTAACGGCGGTGAATTTGTGCGGGCGCGTTGGATTTCCGAATACTGAAAAGGGCCGGGAGAAAAACAAACTTGCGAAAGGGTGAAAAGGATGGAAAAATATATGCTTGTGCCGGAGAAAGTAGAGACAATCGAGATTGTGCAGGACGGGAAAGCGGTTGTAACGATAGAACCGGGAGAGCAGGAGGAAAAGTGAGACGATGGCGGAGGTTGTTACGGCGCAATTTGTGGGGCGGACGTCCTGCGGGTTTGTGACGGGGAAATACTATGAGATCGAGGTGAGCGCCGGACTGGGCGGGTGTCTGTGCGTGCAGGAGGTGCAGGGGCACGGGTTTTGCCCATATTCCACGTTGGAAAACCTGAAAAGAAACTGGCGTGTGCTGGATTTGCGGGAAACGGAAAATAAATAAAAATATCCCCCGGCGGGTCGTTGTGGCGGCCTGCCGGGGGATCGTTGTTGTGGCGGGTTATTTTGCTGTGTAGTCGGGCCAGAGGTCCGATGTGGGGGTGAAGCCGTCGCGGGTCATGCGCTCGCGGACGGCTTGCAGGATGTAGCCTTGCAGGGATTGATCGGATGCGGCGGCGGCGGCGCGGAGATCATCGACAACGGGCTTTTGCGGGCGGATTTCAACGCGGCCACACTTGGCATTGAAAGTATCGTTGGAAATGCGCTTTTTAGCCGAAACGGGCATTTTTATAACCACCTTTCGTGTAGTACCTTGATTATAACACGCCGTAGTGCGCCGTGCAAGGGGTCAGAAGTCAAATGAGGCCCAGTCGATTTGACGGCCACATTGCGGGCAATATTCGGGCATATCGCCGCTGTCGTTGCAGAGCAGTTCTGAACCGCACTTTTCACAGTGCATAATGCCGTAGTCGTCCGATACAGCCCACGAACCGCCGTGCGCTAAATGGTCGTCCTTCTTCCACTTCATGGCGCGGAGAGCTTCTGCTTCCGTGTCGTAGTGGGAAAAATCGTATTGAAAGAAGCAGGGAGACGTGAAGCCAAGGATGCCGGGAATCTGTACGCCGCCTTTGTGCGCGATGCCGCGGATAATACAGAAACCGCCGTGGCTGCTGGTGATCTTTCTCCATTCCATTGTGTAACCTCCTGTTGTGGTTGGAAATGTGCGGAATATAACAACTGTTGCTGCGGGTGGCTCCCGCGACCATTTTGCCGGGGGCGGCAAGATGGTTTCGGCCCGTGCCGGGGGCCATCGTCAGGCGGGGTTATCGCTGCGGGCGTCAAGCTCTTTCATCACAAGCCGGGCGGCGCGTTTGCCGTTGGCGGTAAGCTGGCGCTGCCATGCGCTGTTGCGCGGGGACCAGCGGAAACCATAGTTTTTGAGCAGTTCGCGGGTGGCGTCGTCGGGCTTGCCGTCGAAGATCAGCTGCACGCGCATTTGCTCGGCGTCCTCGTGGTAGGTGTAGCCGTCGTGTTCCTCGTCCTCGTGGGTGGATTCCTTGGCGGCTTGCAGGCTGGCGATGCGCTGTTGCAGGCGCTTGATGTTGGCGTTGTTGTTAGAGAGCGCATAGGGCGGATACGGAACGGCGTTGCGGTAGGGCGGGAACACATCCCAAACGCGCTTGATCTCGGCGATCTCGGCGGGGCTGACGTTGGGGGCACCGTCAAAGGTTTTGTTCTTGCGGTAGTAGGCGTTGACCTGCTTCATGTGGCCCTGCATGGCTTGCAGCGCGTTCAGCTTGGCGGTGAGGGCTTCCAACACCTCGGGATCGTTGGATTTGATGGGCTGCAAATGGGCACGTTCCAACAGGTACAAGTAGTGCTCGGCCTTTTGGTAGTTCTCGGCGTTGGCGGCCCAGGCGGCGAGCTGCTTTTCTTTCTTGCGGGTCGGGAAGTTGGCGGGGCCGGAAATCATCACGGACGGGCAGCGGGTGCCGATCTCGTTGTCACGGTTGATGGCCTGCGCCAGCGTGGCGGCGTAGCGGTCGAAAAGATACTCGGCGCGGTCGCGCTGGGCTTCGGTGACGCAAAGCGCCTTGACCTTTTCAAGCGTGGCGGCGGCTTCGTCCACCTGGGCGCGGTAGCTGGCCGTTGCGCTGCCTGCCTTGTAGTCGCTGAAACTGCTTAACTCCTTGGAAAGGCGGGCGGCATCCTCGTTGATGGTGTAATAACTCATTGTGTTATACCTCCTGTTTTGTTGTGGGTGGATTTATTACCCATGAGCGCCCGCCGCCTGTTGTGGCGGCGGCTGGGCTTGCACCAGCGGCGGCGATGGGCCGTCGGCCTTGCGGGTTAATCAAGGCAAGTTTCGCGCTTGATTTTGTACTGCGCCTTGATCTTGTCATAGGCGCGGAGCGTGACCATGTAGGTGCCCTGTTCTGCGTCGTAGGTAATGCCGCGCCCGTGGAGCGGGGGCAGACCGTCGTGCAGGGGGCGCAGAAAGTAGTGCTTGCCATAGTAGGCAAGATCGGCGGAGTAGTCGCAGCCGGTGGGGGCTTGCTGCATTTCGTAGCAGTAGGAATACTCGCCGGGAGCGGTGGCTTGTACGGCGGGGGCCTTGGCGGCTTCCAGCTTGTCGTAGTCGGGGGCGTAGCCGTAGACCTCGCCGGTGCTGGGATCGTAGCGGGAAACGGAGCAGTCCGGGATGAAAAGCGCCGCGCTTGCACTGATTTGATGGGAATAGCCACCGGGGACGGGGGCAAAGTTGCCGGGGATTTTGCGCTCTGTTGCTGCCATTGTGAAAACCTCCTGTTTTGTTGTGGGTGTTGCGTACTGGCGGCGGGCCGTTGTGCAGCTGGACCCGCTGGGCGCTGTTGCTGCTGGGGGCTGCCGTGTGGTCTTATGCCCGGCGGCGCTGTGCGGGGGCTTGCCCTCTCTCGCGGGGCTGGCGGGTTTCACTTTTTGCGCCCGGGGCGCGGGATCAGAACGCGGCGAACCTGGCCGGAACGACCGGCGGCGGGTGCAATCTGTTTTGTGGGGAGGTGCACCGGCTCCCGTTGGGCTTATGCCGTCCCCCGGCGGGGCGGCTGCCATTGTGTGGCGATGGGTGCGCGGCGTTGTGATCGTTGCCGGGGTCGTGTTATGTTGTTACCCATGAGCGCCCGCCGCTGTTGTGGCGGCGGCTGGGCTTGCACCAGCGGCGCGGGATCGCGTCGGCCTTGCGGGTCAAGATACATAACCGCAATAGCGATAGTCTAGGATGATGTCGTCGGTGATGTCGTCCGGCGTGGCGTTGTCGGACATCGTGCAGGCGACGACGTCGCCGGTCAGCCAATCGTCGCAGCCGGTGAGGGTGAACAGCTGGCCGGACCCGGTGCGGAATGTGACCAGCTCGGCGGTGCGGTCTACTTGGACGACCACACCGGCCAGCGGGTAGGTGCTGGGCGCGGGCGGCTCGGGGGCTGTTGTGGGGGCCGTCTTGATGATGTAAACGGCGGCGGTGACGATGTAGGCCGGGACGGGGATCGGGTTACGCATGGGGTGTACCTCCTTGTTGTGTTGTGGGTGGTGGATCGGGTGGACCCATGAGCGCCCGCCGCTGTTGTGGCGGCGGCTGGGCTTGCACCAGCGGCGGCGGATGCCGTCGGCCTTGCGGGTTGTCACCAGATGCGCTTGATCTCAGGGAGCAGGCCGAGGCGGCGGTAGGTGGTTGTTATGCTCTCGTTACCGCAGAACCATCCGCAGTGTATAAACTCGTCGCGGGCTTGCTCAATCGTGATTGCACCGGCGAGAAAATCGAGGCGCAGGGACTTGTCAACGGTGGGGATGTCGAACACGTGGGCATCGGGGGAAAGATGGGGGCGTTTGCGGGTCATGGTGTGTTACCTCCTGTTGTGTTGTGGGCGGATCGGGTGGACCCATGAGCGCCCGCCGCTGTTGTGGCGGCGGCTGGGCTTGCACCAGCGGCGGCGGATGCCGTCGGCCTTGCGGGTCGTTGTGGATCATGCCAGGACCTGGGCGGCCAGACTGGCGAAATCGAGCTGCACCGGGTCCATCGTGGGGGCGTCGTCGTGCAGGGTGTGATGCTCGACGACGGCGGCGGGCTTGCTGGGCGTCGTTGCGGTGATGCGTTCCACGTCAGCCATGACCTGATCAACAAAAGCGTGGTCGTTCTCGGCGTTGCGGCGGTCAAGCTCGGCCTTGACTTCTGCGGGGTCCCAGTTCAAAAACTCTGCTTGCAGTGCCGGTGCCGTCGTGGCGGCGGCCTGCTGGGCGGCCTTGCGTGCCTTGCGTGCAGCGGCAAGCTCGGCGTTGCGGGCGGCGATCTCGTCCGGCGTCTTGACGTGGACGGGGGCCGGGCGTTCGACCTGGGCGGCGGTGAACAGGTAGCAGCGCTTCATGTAGTAGTGGGGGTCGGGGGCGTCGTCGCCGTTGTCGCTGCGCTGGGCTTTCGGGGGCTTGTCGGTCCAGCGCCACAGCATGGCGGAGATCGTGGCCTTCTGGCCGCGCTTTACCTGCAAGCCCTGGGCCTTCCATGTGTTGTAGGTGTGCAGGCTGTCGGCGACGGTGGCCTGCTCGGCGGTGTCGATGTAGTCGTCGGCGGTGCCGGTGCCGGTGGCCTCGGCCATGGCGGCGGCGCGGGCGGTGATCTGCTCCGGCGTGGCGAGCGTGGCGGCCAGGGCGTGGATCTCGGCGGGGGTGTAGGTGGTGCCGACGGCTTCAAAGATCAAAGTATTATTATCGCGGGTCATAGTGTGTAACCTCCTATTGTGTTGGTGGTGATGGTGGATCGGGTGGACCCATGAGCGCCCACCCCTTGCAGGGTGGCCGGGCTTGCACCGGCGGCGCGGATCGCGTCGGCCTTGCGGGTCATGCGTATAACTTGGAGTATGCCTGCATTGCGTCGAGTTCGTGAGCGCGGCGAAGCTGGGCGGCCTTGGCTTGCTCCTGCGTGCCGCCGTCGTGGATGATCTGGCAAAAGTAGTTTGCAAGATCGGTTTTTTGAGCGTCCACGCGCCGCCACTCGGCAAGCTCGGCGGCGTCATATACGCGGATAACGCAGGCCCACGCGGTGGGGATGTACGGCTCCCACGTTTCAGCGGCCAGGCCCTTGCACCGGGCCAGCGTGCGCAGGATCGCGTCCCGGTCCGGGCGATCCATCGGGGCGATCTCGTACCAGTGCAGGCCGTCGCCGGTCCGCGGGGAAATGTGCCAGCCGTGACGAGCGGCCAGCGCGTTGATCTTTTTGTCGAGCGCGTTAATCATGTTTTAACCTCCTGTTTTTGTGGATCGGGCCGCCTTGCCCAAATTGCAACCCGCGGCCCTGCTGGGCGGCGGCTCCTTTGGTCGGTGGCTGTTTCGCTTGGTGTGATTGCATGATAGCACGCCGGAGTGCGTATGTCAACACTACGGAGTGCGATTTGGAGAACTGCACAAAGCACTACGGAGTGCGACTGTGCAATTTGCACAAACTGCACAGGATCGGGCCGGATCACCAGCCAAGCAGCAGGACGCCAGCCCGGCAGCAGGCCACCAGCCCGGCAGCAGGCCACCAGCCAAGCAGCAGGCCACCAGCCAAGCAGCAGGACGCCAGCCAGGCAGCAGCACGCCAGCCCAGCAGCAGACCACCAGCCCGGCAGCAGGCCACCAGCCCGGCAGCAGGCCACCAGCCCGGCAACAGGCCACCAGCCCGGCAACAGGCCACCAGCCCGGCAACAGGCCACCAGCCCGGCAGCTATGTTATATACGCGCCTGCGCGGGCGGGCGCACCCGCTCCGCGCCGCTCTAATGTTCCCGCGTGCGCCTGCGCGTCCGCGCAGGTACTGCGCACGCGCCCGCGGGCTATGCGGGTTCAGGAGCGCGAAAGTTTGGTAGGTTTGTAATTTTTTTTGGCATTTCCGTTCGGGCGGGGCGGAAAAAGTGGGGGTTGAAATTGTCGAGCCGGGGTTGATGCGGCAGGGGTTTGGTTGAGCCTTGCCGGGGATGCGGTTGATGTGACGGCGGCTGGGTTGAGCTTTGGCGGGGGCTGCGGTGGGGCTGGGTTGACCGCCGCTGGGTGGCGGGCGAGCGGCGCGGGCAGGAGTTTGGACGGTGAAGTGGTGGCGGATTGTCACCCGTTGGAAGGAAAAAATACAGAGCGTATAAAATATTTTTTAGGAAATTTACAAAATGTCACCATGTGGCACGGTTTTAGGGGTAGAATTGGTACAGTGAGAAATTTAAGAGAACGCCCGGCGGGTTATCCTGCGCGGGCGTTCGGTGTTTATGCGGCAAGTTTTGGAGGGAGGAACGATGGCGCGGAGATCGGATGCGAGGGATAAGGCGAAAGCTGAATACATCCGGCGGCGGGCTGTTGGGGAAAATATCAACCTGAAAGAATTTGCCGGGGAGATGGGCGCGAACTACGAGAGCTTGCGCCGGTGGAAGGTAAAGGACGGCTGGGAAAAGGATGTGCCGAGAAAGCGCGGCGGGCAGCCGGGAAACACGAACAGCAGGAAAAAGAAAAACGCAAAGGGAAATAAGGGCGGCGGCGCACCCAGGGGGAACAAGAACGCCGAGAAAGACGGAGCATACAGCGCCGTCTTTTTTGATGCCCTGCCGGATGCGGACAAAGAGTTTTTGGACCAGACGCCGACGGGGGCTGTGGAAAACCTGCTGCATGAGTTGAAAGTTTTGCGGTGGCGGGAAAAGAAGATCATTGAGAAAATCCACGAGTACGAGCAGGTGGAGGATGAAGAAACCCTGTACCTGAACGGCACGATGATGGACATGGAGATGAAAGACACGCCGTTTGCACGGATACAGAAATTGCAGGAAGCCTTGTACAAGGTGCAGGGGCGGGCCACAACGATTGCCGGTGCGCTGCGGCAGGCCGAGGAAAACGACAGGCGGTACAAGCTGGAACGGGAACGCCTGGAACTGGCGAGGATGAAAGCCACGGGCGAGGTTGAGGTTGACGACGATGACGCTGTATACGAGCAAGGCAGTGGCCCAGTGGTTGGGGCTGACGGAGAGACGGATAAGGCAGATGCGGGATGCAGGCATTATCCGGGAAGCGAAACCGGGGCTGTATGACATGAAGCCGACGGTGCAAGCCTACCTTGCCTACCTGCGGAACAACAACGGCGATTTGAACCAGCAGCGGGCAGAGCTGACGAAAACGAAGAAGGAGCTTGCAAAGCTGGAACTGGACGAGCGCAAGGGAGATTTGCACAGAACCGAAGATATTGAACAGGCGCTTAGTACCATGCTGATGAACTTCCGCACAAAAATCATGAGTATGCCCGCCAAGCTGGCAAAGACGCTGGCGGGCATGAGTGACAACGCCGAGATATACGATCTTTTGAAAAAAGAGACGGATGAAGCACTGGACGAGTTGAGCGACTACGACACAGCGTTTGCCGTACAGCAGGAGGGCGCAGACGATGGAAAAACTGACGAAGAACCAGAGTAAACGGTGCCGCGCCTGCGCTTTTGGTGAGGTCGCGAATGAAAGCACGGTGTTCTGCCCGTTTGGGCGGTGCGCCGCAAAGAGGTTGCAGCGATATGGCAAAAAGAAAAACCATAGCCGTGCCGCCGCAGACAAGGGCAATGCTGGCGCGGGTGGTGGAAAAGCTGAAACCACCACCGACCATGACGTTGAGCCAGTGGGCGGATAAAGAGCGGCGGTTGAGCCAGGGAGCAAGTGCCCTGCCGGGACGGTGGCGCACGGACAAGGCACCCTACCAGCGCGGCATGATGGACGCGATCAGCGACCCCCATGTGCGCAAGGTAGTTGTGAAAAGCTGTGCGCAGATCGGCAAGACGGACGCACTGGTGCTGAACACGATAGGCTACTACATGAACTATAACCCATCCCCCATTATGGTTTTGCAGCCGACATTGGACATGGGACAGGGATTTAGCAAGGAGAAGCTAAGCCCGATGCTGCGCGATACGCCGTGCCTGCGCGGACTGGTGGATAACCGCAGCCGGATGAGCGGCAACACAATCTTGCTGAAAAACTACCCAGGCGGGTATTTGGTCATTGTGGGTGCGAACAGCCCGGCCAGCCTTGCCAGCCGCCCCATCAAGGTGCTGCTGGCGGACGAGATAGACCGCTACCCTGCCAGCGCCGGAACCGAGGGCGACCCGCTATCGCTTGCCGAAAAGCGGCAGACAACATTCTGGGATAAAAAACAGGTGTTTGTGAGCACGCCGACGCTGGAACAGACGAGCCGCATAAAGGTGGAGTTTGAACACAGCACGCAGGAAGAATTTGAAATCCCCTGCCCAAGCTGCGGACACTACCAACCGCTGGTGTGGGCGAACCTGAAATTTGACCCGGAGAACCCGAAGAACCCGCAGTACGTTTGCGAACGGTGCGGTGTGGCTGACAGTGAGACGCACTGGAAAAAACAGATGATCCGCGGCGAGTGGGTAGCAAAATGCCCCGGCGAAGCGGCGCGGGGATTCCACCTGACAACGTTGTGCTCGAGCTTTTGCAGCTGGGATGAAGTGGTAGAGAAGTTTTTGAAAGCGAAAGAACAGCTGAACGCAGGAGACCCGGAGTTGATGAAAACATGGGTCAACACAGAGCTGGGCGAGACGTGGACAGAACAGGGCGAAACCGTGGAGGAAGCAGACCTGTACGGACGGCGCGAAGCCTACAAGGCGGATGTGCCGGACGACGTGGTAGTGCTGACTGCCGGAGTAGATACGCAGGATGACCGCTTTGAAGTGGAGGTCGTGGGATGGGGAGCCGGAAAGGAAAGCTGGGGCATACGCTACCAGAAGATTTACGGCGACCTTTTGAAAGATACGGTGTGGAAAGACCTTGACGAGTTTTTGAACAGAACGTGGTACAAGGCGGACGGTACGCCGATGAAGATCATAGCGACCTGCATGGACAGCGGCGGACACTTCCCAGATGAAGTACTGCGGTTCTGCAAGGACAGGTGGCACCGGCGCATCTTTGCCATTAAAGGCCGCGGCGGTACGGATGTGCCCTACCTGAAAAACCCGACGAAGAACAACCGCGTGAAAGCGCCGCTGTTCACGATTGGCGTTGACACCGGCAAGGGCGTTTTGTACCAGCGGTTGAAGGTGAAGATGCCGGGGCCGAACTACTGCCACTTCCCGCAGGGGGAAGCGGCAGGATACGACTACAACTACTTCCGCGGGTTGACAGCGGAAAAGATGGTGGTGCGCTACCGCAAGGGGCGGGCCGTGATCGCATGGGAACTGAAAGGCGACTACAAGCGAAACGAGCCGTTGGACCTGCGGAACTACGCCACGGCGGCGCTGGAAATTACAAACCCCGTGTTGGAAAGCAGCCCGGTGGCGAGTGAAGTGCAGCGCACCGTGCGGCGCACGGGCCGCAGACAGGTTAGCGGAGGTATTTAAGCTATGGCGGGAATCACGAAGAAAGAAGCGCAACGGCACTTGGATATTTGGCTTGAAGCGGAAGCGCAGATTGCAACCGGGCAGAGCTACCAGATCGGCAGCCGTATGCTGACCCGTGCCGACCTTGCCAGCGTGCGCAAGCAGATCGACTACTGGAACAACAAGGTGATGCAGGCGGAAGCCGTGGAAGAAAACCACGGCAGGAACCGAACCTACCACTTTGTGTACCGGGATATGTAAGGAGGGGCGGACATGAAAGCGAGAGCAAAAGCGGTGCGCCGCTCCCCTGCGCCGAAGCTGACGGCGGTGCGCCGGGCGCAGAACACCGGGTACAGCAACTACGGCGCGAACGTGCAGAAGAAATCCCTGCGCGGGTGGACGTACTACGGCGGCGATGCCAAGCGGGATATTGAAGATAACATAAACACACTGCGCCAGCGGAGCCGGGATGCCTACATGGGCGTGCCGACGGCCACGGCGGCGCTGAAAACCATGCGCACCAACACGGTGGCCGCGGGCCTGACCCCCACCCCGCAGCTGGACGGAGAATACCTGCGCATGGACGTGGACAGGATCGCAGAATTGCAGGCAAACATTGTGCGCGAATGGAACCTGTGGGCAAAAAGCCAGATGTGCGACGCGGACGGGCTGGACAACTTTTACCAGCTGCAACAGCTGGCCTACTTATCCGCCCAGATGAACGGAGACGCCTTTGCCCTGCTGCAAACCGAGGACGAGCCGGGGATGCCGTACAGATTGCGGGTGCGGCTGATCGAAGCCGACAGAGTATGCAGCCCGAACCTGACGGACGTGCTGACGCCGACGACCATTGACGGGCACAGCGTACACAGGATCGTGCAGGGCGTGGAGACAGACGAGCGCGGCAAGGTGGTGGCCTACTGGATATGCAGCAGGCACCCGCTGGCGGCAGAGATGCAGAACGGCGCAACGACATGGACGCGGGTGCAGGCCCGCGGCGACAAGACGGGGCGGCGGAACGTTTTGCACATTATGCAGCGGGAACGAGCCGGGCAGGTGCGCGGCGTGCCGGTGCTGGCCCCGGTGCTGGAAAGCCTGAAACAGTTGGGGCGGTACAGCGACGCCGAGCTGAACGCAGCGGTTATCACGGCGGCCTACACGATCTTCATCGAAAAAGAAGCAGCCGGAGAAGCACCGCCGCTGGGCGAGATGATCCCGGAGGATCAGTTGATCGACGCGGCCGACCCGACGAGCATTGAGCTGGCCCCCGGCGCGGTGGTGGACCTTGCCCCCGGCGAGAAGATGAACGAAACAAAGCCGAGCAGGCCGAACGCAAACTTTGAAGCGTTCTACCGGGCTGTGACAAAGGAGATCAGCGAAGCGCTGGAAATCCCCATTGAAGTGCTGGAAAAGAATTTCAGCACGAGTTACAGCGCGGCCCGCGGTGCGCTGAATGAGTTCTGGCGCACCTGCGAGATGCAACGCAGTTGGTTTGCGGACAAGTTCTGCCAGCCGATCTACGAAATGTGGCTTGACGAAGCGGTGAGCCGCGGGCGCGTGAAAGCGCCGGGCTATTTTACCGACCCGGCGGTTGCCAGCGCATACAGCGCTTGCAAGTGGAACGGCCCGGCAAGAACAAACCTGAACCCCGTACAGGAAGTGACTGCCGCCGAAAAGCGCATTGCACTGGGCATAAGCACGGCGGAGCAGGAAACCGCACAGATGAGCGGCGGAAGCTACACCGCCAACATCCGGCAGCGGAAGATCGAAGCACAGCAAAAAGCGGAGGTGGACAAGATTGGCAGCGAAGAAACAAACCAAAACGGCCCGGCGGGCAGGTAATCACTTTTGGCAGGTGAAGAACCTGGCCGGGAATGATGCGGAACTGATTTTGTACGGCACCATCAGCGACACAAGCTGGTGGGGCGACGAGATCACACCGCAGCAGTTTATCGACGACATTAAGAGCCTGGGCAGCGTTGACACGCTGACCGTGCGGATCAACAGCGGCGGCGGTGACGTGTTTGCCGCACAGGCCATTGGCGCACAGATCGACAGCTTGAACAAGGCGGGCACCAAAACGGTGTGCCGCATTGACGGACTGTGCGCGAGTGCCGCGACCATCATTGCCGGCCATTGCAGCAAGGTGGTAGCCAACGGAGACGCGCTGTACATGATCCACCTGCCGAGCGTGTACCTGTTTGATGCCTGCGACGAGAATGACTTGCAGGCATACATGAACGAACTGAAAGCCGTAAAGGACAGCATTTTGCAGCTGTATGTGAAAAAGACCGGGCAGGACTTGGACGTGCTGACGAACTGGATGGAAGAAACCAGTTGGTTTACCGCCGACGAAGCAAAGGACAACGGCTTTATTGACGAGGTGGACGAGGATGCCGAACCGGCCCTGATCGAAAACAGGGCCGGTGCGCTGTTTGTAAACAGCGTGAACACCGGGCTTTGCATGAACGAAGCCCCTGACTATGTGAAAAGCGCCCTGCGCAAGCAGCGGCGCTTTTCTAATACAAAAACCCCGGCGGATGCGCCGGAAAACAAGGAGGAACCAAAAATGGCAGAGAACAAGACCACCGGCGCACCTGCTGCACCGGCCATTACCACCGTGGACGCCCTGCGCACCGCCTACCCTGACCTGGTGAACCAGATCGAGAACGCAGCAGCACAGAACGCCACCACCGCCGAGCGTGCCCGCATCAAGGACATTGAGGACATGACGGCACCCGGCGACGAGCAGACCGCTTACGACGCCAAGTTTGGCGACAAGCCGCAGGACGCCGCCGCCTATGCTATCGCCTGCATGAAAGCCCAGAAAGCAGCAGGCGCAAAACACGTGGCCGATGCCGAGGACGACGCAGCCAAGAGCGGCGTAAACGGCGTGAAGCAGGCCGAGCCTGCGGGCAAACCAAAAAACAGCGGCGAGGACAGCGTAATCGCCTGCATCCGCCGCGCCAACAACGTGAAGTAAGGAGGAAGAACTATGGCTATGGACCTTGCTGTGCAGACCTTTAGCACGAAACCCGATTACCTGATCGCAGGTACGGACATTCGCATTACGACTGCCGTTAAGGAGGCCGGTGCCGCGCTGACCCGCGGCATGGTGGTATGCCTTGCCGATGGCAAGCTGACCCAGCCCGCCGTTACCGGCAGTGCTGACCCCTATACCGTTGCCACTACCGGCATGTACGGCATTGTGGCTGACGATGCCGCCAACGGCAAAGATGCCGTTGTGTACCTGACCGGCGAATTTTTTGCTGATGCACTGGTGCTGCCCGAACACGCCAAGGCCGCAGACGTGGAAATCGCCCTGCGCAACATTGGCATTTTCCTGAAATGAGAGAAGGAGGAATGAACTATGCCTAACATGGTTGATCTGTACACCCCGCGCACGCTTGCCGAGGTTGTGAAAACCACCACGCCGGTCCGCACTTTCCTGCGCGACCGTTTCTTTACCAACGTCAAGACCTTCCCCACCAAGCGGGTTGACATTGACATTGTGAAGGGCAACCGCAAGATGGCTGCCTTTATCCACCCGATGGTTGGCGGCGAGATCGTGCAGGCCGAGGGCTACGAGACCAAGAGCTATGCTCCGCCGCTGATCAACCCCGCCACGATCAGCACCGCAGACCAGCTGTTGGAGCGCCTGCCCGGCGAAGATATGTACAGCGGCAAGACCCCGGCGGACCGTGCCGCCGAAAAGCTGATTGAGGAATACAACCAGCTGAACGACATGACGACCCGCCGTGAAGAGTGGATGGCCGCGCAGGTGCTTACCACCGGCCAGCTGAAAGTGAAGGGCAAGGGCGTTGACGAGGTGATCGACTTTGGCCTGACGAACAAGACCACGCTGGCGAGCACCAAGAAGTGGGGCGGCTCTGCCGCTGACATCTGGGGCAACCTGAAAGACTGGAAACAGCAGGTAAGCCGCAACGGCTTTGCTAACGCCAACATGGTGATCATGGGCAAAGCTGCCGCCGATGCCTTTATGGCCGATGCCACCATCAAGAACCTGCTGGACAACCGCCGCATTGAGATCGGCGCGATCAAGCCGGAGGAAATGGAAGGTGGGCTGACCTACTACGGCCACCTGAACCTGCCCGGCGTTGACATTTACGGGTACGACGAAGTGTACCTTGACGATGCCGACGACAGCACCAAGCCGCTGATCCCGGACAACATGGTGCTGATGCTGCCCAGCGCCGCGGGCTTTGTGCGTGCTTACGGCCTGTGCACCTACCTGGACGATGCCGGGGCATGGCACAGCGCCGAGACGGACCGCCTGCTGCGCACCTATGTGGAGCACCGCCCGGACCGCCGCTTTATCGAGTTGCAGACCCACCCGCTGCTGATCCCTGACAAGATCGACAGCTGGTTTGCGGCGACGGTGCTGTAATGCAGGGACAAAGTTTAGAGCAGAGATAAGGCTCTCTCCCCCTAGCCGCTGCGGCGGCAGCCCCATCGCAGAGGGGGCCGAGGGGCAGACGAACGGCGAAAACAGGGCACCGCACGAGATGTGGCGGACGCGGAGTTATGGCCGGGTGAAGGGATGGTTTGGATGGATTTAGAGCAGGATTACGGGCCAGGCACCGAGCCGGAAGAAAAGATGCTGACGTTCAAGGACTGCGCGGCGGCAGACATTGACAACGTGTTTTTTAACACGGACGAGTTTGCAGACGAGCACACGATCAACGGAAAAAAGCTGCTGGCCGTGCTGGATGAAAACACCCTGATGGACCGTAGTGCCCACTGGGAGGGCGGCGCGAAGCAGAGCTTTGACCAAGGGCTGTACAAGGCGGACGCCAAGCTGTTTGTGAAATGCAGGGAGCTGGGCGGCAGGCCGAAGGTGAGCAGCCCGATGATCGTGGACGGGAAAAAGTATCTTGTGGGCAACGTGGATGAAGAAGCGGGCGTGTACAGCGTGGAGCTTGTGAGGGTACGGCAATGAGCAATTTTACCTGGTACGATGCGGGCACAACGACCATTGGCGTGAACGCCAAGGAAGTAAGCCAGCGGTTGGGAGAATTGCGCCGGAAAACACCGGCGGTAATCAAAGTGGCGGTGAACGCCACGGCGAGAGAAACGCGCAAGGAAATGCTGCGGCGCGTACTGAAACGCTATGCGCTGACGGCCAAGGGTAAGGAACGCGCCAAGGGCCTGAAACAGAAAGTAAAAGCCACAAATGCTGACCCGGCGGCTGTGCTGTGGATCGGCGGCATCAACGGTGCGCGGGCTGACCTTGCGTACTTCCAACACAGGGTAACGGTGCCGCACCCAGGTTTGAGCTGGCAGACGGGACCGACGGTATTCAAAGCGAGAGTTTTGAGAAGCGGTGGCCTGCACGACCTGGGCGGCGGCCCGATTGAGAGAAACGGCGTAACCTTCGGGCAAGGGAGCAAGGGCTTTTTGGCGGAGTTCAAAAGCGGTCACGTCGGTATGATACAGAGACATATCGGCAAGGAATCGGAGAGAACGACGACCAAGAGCGGCGCACCGCGCTGGCGCAGTGCAAGCGGAGTTGTGGAGACGACGCAGACATACGGTTCCCCGTCCGGCACGGCACAGCACCATACCGTGTGGGAAAAAGAGGATGTGCATGTGTACGCTGAAAACACGCTGAACGACAGACTGGAAAAGCAGATCGCCAAAGTGATGGCGAGAGCGGCAAAGGGGTGATGAAAAATGCAGGGTGACAAGATTGCAGGATTTACCACCGCCATGATGCACGATGCGCTTTGTGACGAGCTGCGAAACCTGTTTGCCGGGCGAGTGTTCAACGGGCAGGGCGGCTTGAAAGCGTTGAAGGTGTTCCGCCAGAATTTGCCCATTGATACGGGACTGGACGAGGACGCCGACACGGACGCTGCGGCCAGCCCCTACATTGTGGTGCTGCTGGAGGGCGGGAAAATCTACAACCCGCAGGATGCAAAAGTTGTGAGCGCCACGCTGACCGTGTGCTGCTACGACGAGGGCAACGAGCGCGACGGCTTTAGGGACGTGCAGAACATCTTGGAAGCGATTGAGCAGCACTTTTGCGTGAAGCCGTTTTTTGGCGGCGCCTTTACGGTGCTGCAAGGGCACGAGCATTACTTTGAAGATGCGCTGCAAATGGACGACACATGGCCGTACTATTTTGGCGCGTTGAGCTTTGACGTGACCGTGCCGGTGCCGACGAGCGAAAGCACGTTTGATGAACTGATCTGAAAGGAGGCCGAAGATGGCCGAGAAGAAAGAGAAACAGACGGCGCAGAAGCCGGAAGTGATTGTGTACTGCGGGCCGAGCGTGCGCGGGATTGCCAAGCAGTACACCGTGTACCACGGCAGACTGCCCGCACAGTTGGTGACGTTTTTGGCAAAGCACCCGGCGGCGCAGAGCTTGTGCGTACCGCTGAACGAGTTTGCCGCGACACGCGCCGGGCTGAACACAAAGGGTTCGCCGCAAGCGACCCTGTACAAAACGATTTTGAACGAACTGTAAGGAGGAAACAAAGATGGCTTACAAACATGGCGTTTATGTGAGTGAGAACGCAACGAGCCTGACCGCCCCTGTGACCGGCAATGCGGGCTTGCAGGTGGTGGTTGGCACTGCCCCCGTGAACACTGTTGCCGACCCGGCGGCTGCTGTGAACAAACCTGTGCTGGTGAACAGCTATGCCGAAGCTGTGGCCGCCGTTGGCTACAGCGACGACTTTGCCAGCTACACTTTATGCCAGGCAATCAGCGCGGCATTTCAGGTGATCGGCTGCGGGCCGCTGGTGCTGATCAACGTGCTGGACCCTGCCAACACGAAGTTCACCGCCGCGGTGAGCGAGCAGACTGCGCAGGTGAACAACAAGATCGCCACTGTGCCGGTTAAGGGCCTGCTGAAAGACGGCCTGACCGTTAAGGGCGATGGCAGCACGGCGCTGAAAGCCGGTGAGGATTACACCGCCAGCTACGACGACGAGGGCAATATGCTGATCGCCCTGATCGGCAGCAAGACGGCAACCACCCTGACCGTGAGCGGCAAGAAGCTGGACCCCAGCAAGGTTACTGCCGCCGACATTGTGGGCGGCGTGGATACCGCCACCGGCAAGGTGAGCGGCCTTGAAGTGGTGCAGCAGGTCTACCCGAAGCTGGGGCTTACCACTGGCATTTTGCTGGCACCCGGCTTTAGCAAGGATGCCACCGTTGCCGCTGCCTTGCAGGCAAAGACCACCGGCATCAACGGAAGTTTTCGCTGCATCTGCGTGTGCGACGTGGACAGCGGGGCGAGCGGTGCCAAGGTGTACACCGACGTAAAGACCAAGAAAGAAGCAAGCGGGCTGAACGGCGCGAACTGCTACGCCGTGTGGCCGTGCGCCAAGGTTGGCACGAAGGTGTACAGCGGCAGCGCCATTGTGGCCGCCGAGATGGCATATCAGGATGCCAGCAACGACGATGTGCCCAATATGAGCGTGGACAACAAGGCTGTTGCGATCAGCGCTGCGTGCCTTGCCGACGGCACGGAGGTCTATCTTGACCAGGAGCAGGCCAACGTGCTGAACGGCGCAGGTGTTGGCACTTTCCTGAACCTGAACGGCTGGCGCTGCTGGGGTTCCAACACTGCCGCCTACCCCGGCAACACCGACCCCAAGGACCGCTGGATCAACATCCGCCGGTTTATGAACTGGGCGGCGAACACGTTTATCCTGACCTACACGCCGAAGATCGGGCAGGTGATGAACCGCCGCCTGATCGAGAGCATTGTTGACAGTGAGAATATCCGCGGCAACAGCTTTGTTTCCCGCGGCATCTGCGCTGCATACAGCATTGCATTCCTGGATGCCGACAACCCCACCACCGACCTGCTGAACGGCAAAATCGTGTTCCGCCAGAGCATAACCACGTTCACCCCGGCGGAGGAAATCGACGATGTGATCGAGTTTGACCCGGACGCGCTGGCTGATGCGCTGGGCGGCTGATGGCAAGGAGGTAAAGAACGATGATTTCTAACAACTACATCCCCGAAAAGGTAAACGACTACAACGTTTACCAGGACGGTAACAAGATGATCGGCCTTGCCGCAGAGGTGGAGCTGCCCAGCATCAAGATGAAAACCAGCACCATTGAGGGTGTTGGTGTTGGCGGCGAGATCGACAGCCCGACCATTGGGCAGTTTGAAAGCCTGGAAGCCAAGCTGAAATTCAACACGCTGTATTCCAGCGCAACGGATCTGATGAACCCGCTGAACACGGTAAACCTGACGCTGCGTGCGGCCCAGCAGGTGTACGACAAGACCGGCGGCTATGCCTTTAAGGGCCTGCGCATTGTGATGGGCGGGCGCGTGAAGGAGTTTAACCCCGGCACCGTGAAGAAGGGCGACGCCATGGACGCCGAAACCACGCTGGAACTGACCTACTACATGATCGAGGTGGATGGTGAGCAGGTCGTTGAGGTGGACAAGCTGAACGGCGTGTACAAGGTGAACGGCAGCGATATGCTGGCCGGTATTGCCGCACTGACCTAAGACGGATTTTGTGTGGGTGGGTTTAGGTGCCCCGCGTGAGGTGCGCGGGGCGGTTATAGATACAAAGCAGGAGCCGCCCAGAGATGGGCAGCTTTTTTGAGCAGAAAGGACAAGACGATGGACATTATCAAGCTGGCAAAGCCCTATGTGTTTGAGGGCACGGAGTACGGCGAAATTGACTTGAACGGCCTTGACAAGCTGACGGTGCAGGACGCCATTGACGCCCAGCTGGCACTGACGGGCCAGCCGGGCACGGTGATCCTGCCGGAGAGAAGCACGGCCTACATTGCAAGACTGTGCGCCAAGGCGGCGGGACTGCCCATTGAATTTTTTGAACTGCTGCCGGTGGGCGCGGCCCGCAAGGTGCGCGGAGCCTTTACCGAGTTTATGACGAGCGACGCCGACGAGGACAAAGGCACGGTGCTGAAACTGAAAACGCCGTACACCTACAAGGGCAAGACCTACAAGGAAGTGGACATGAGCGGCGCGGCGGAGTTGACTGTGCTGGATATGGCACAGGCGGAGAACGAGCTTGCCGCTGCGGGCCATGTGGCCGCAGAACCGGCGCTGGACTACCTGTACTGCTGCCTTATGGCGGCGCGAGCCAGCGGCATGGACAAAGAGTTCTTTACCGGGATGCCCCTTGCGGAAGCGACGCACATCAAGAACGCAATGAACGGCAACCGTTTTTTCGAGTAAAAGGCGGCGGCAAGGGACTGCGCAAATGCGCGGTGCGCCTTGCCGGGGCCACGATGACGAGCATTGAGTTTTACTTGAAACTGCCGGTACGGGATTTTATAGAGATCAACAATGAGGTGGCGGCAGAATGGCAAAAACTACGGAATTAGAGCTTGCGATCAAGATTGCGGGCAAGGTTGACCCAAGTTTGCAGGCGGCGATCAGCCAGGCGCAGAAGCAGGTAAGCACGTTGAGCGCTACACTGGGGCACATTGGCCGTGTTGGGCTGGCGGTCATGGGCGTTGGACTGGCCGCTACGGTGAAGGGCATTGCGGATTGCACCAAGGAAGCAGAAAAGTTTGAAAGCCAGATGGCGCCTGTAATCCGCTATGTGGACGGGCTGGCCGACAGCCTGGGCAATGTGAGCGACGCAATGGCCGATAACGGCAAGACGTTCAAGCAGAACCGCGACGAGCTGGCACGGTATATCCAGGATTTAAGCACCGAGATACCGCGCGACACGGAACAGCTGACGCAGATAAGTTCCGCCCTAGGCCAAAGTGGAATCGGCGTAGACGAGCAGATCAACACGAGTATACTGCGGGATACGGCCAAGGCCGCAACGGCGATGGACCTGGACGACCAGACCGCGGGCAACTACATGGCAAAATGGCAGGTGGCGTTTACAAAAAAAGACGCCGACGGGAACACAACGCAGTTCAACCATGACGACGTTATGGAGCTGATGGATCAGATCAACTACCTGGCGGCACATAATGCGACAACTGCGCCGGAGGTTGCACAGAGCGTAAACCAAGCGGCGAGCTTTGGACAGATTGCGGGCATTGACCCGGCGGCTACTGCGGCGATAGCAACGGCCATGCAGGCAACCGGCGTTGCAACGGACCGCGTAGGAACAAGTATAACGAGAATTTACACGAACCTTAGCAAAGGCGAAAACGCCACGAAGAAGCAGAAAGAAATGCTGGAAGAACTCGGCTTTACGGCGGAGGGCGTGGCAAAATCGCTGACGACACCGGGGCAAGGCGTTTCGACGCTGCGGAGTATATTTGGCGCAATCAACGAAATGCCGGACGAGAGAAAAGTTGCGGCATTGAGCACCCTGTTTGGTCAGTGGGCCATTGAGGGCGGCGCAAAAATCGTAAACAACTTACCGCTGCTGGACAAAACGCTTGCAGAAGTTCAGGACAAGGAAGCCTATACGGGGTCGATGGAGCGCGAGTTCATCATCAATGCAAGCACGAGCGAGAGCGTAAGCATGATGACAAGCAACGCGAAAACAGCGCTGATGCAGGATATTGGCGAACAGTTTTTGCCGGTGAAGAAGCAATTCAGCCTGCTTGCCATTGATGTGATGAACGGAATCCGCCACAATCTGCCGGAGCTGCAAACGCTTGCAAGTACGCTGGCCGACATTGCGACGAAGGGCGTGACGGCGCTGGGCGATGCCATGCAAAGCGCGATGCCCTACATCCAGCAGGGGCTTGACTACCTGAACAAGAACGGCGAAAAGGTGGCAAAGATACTGGCCGGAGTGGCCGGGGCGTTTGCTGCCATGAGCATTGCACCGCAGGCCGAAATAGCCGCCAAGGGCGTGGGCAGTGTGGTGAAAGGCGGGGCCGGGATGTTCAGCACAGCGGTAAGCACTGTGAGCAAAGCGGGCGGAACCGCTGTAAAAACAGGCGGCAACCTGCTTGGCGGGCTTGGAACGCTGCGCGACATTGTGGGAGCAGCAAACCAGGATGCGGCCATGAACGGGAGCAGCACAACGGGTGTGCTGGCACGGCTGGCACTGGGAAGTGCGAAAGAGACGAAAGCCGGAAAGGCAGCAGTGAGTGTAGGAAACTGGGCCGGAAACCTGTTTGGAAACGCGAAAGATTTTGCACTTTCACAGTGGGACTTGTCAAAGGGCATGGCAGACGGAGCTATTGCCGGAGCGAACGGAGTAAAGAGCTTTATCAACAACATAATAAGCCCGGCAGAACCGGCGACAACTACGGCACTGGTGGCGGCTGCGCCAACGGCGCTTACTACACCGGGAACTGCCATGACAGCAGCACAGGCACCGTTGAGTGACATGGGCCTGCTTGGCGCTGTAATGAGCAGACTGCGCGGCGGTGCCACGGCGGCGAAACAGGCAGCAGGAAACCCGCTGAAAGATGCGGGCATACAGATTTTGCAGGGCGCAGGCGGAATGGCGAGCAGCGCGTTCAGCGGCGCAAAGACGCTGGAAACGGGAGCTATGCCGTTTGTGAGTGCGTTCGGCGGGATCGCTTCGGCGGCGCTGCCGGTGGTGGCGGTGATCGGATCCATTGTGGCGGCAGTAAGCTTACTGGGCGAACACCTGGACGACATACGCAACATCATTGGAAACGTGTTCGGCGAGCAGGGCGTTGCGGTGTTTGACGGATTTTTGAACACGATCACGGGCATAAAAGACAAGATCGTTGGGGTTTTCAGCCCGGAAAATCTGGCAAGTGTGCGCACGGCGATTGTGGGGATGTTCGGCGAGAACGCGGGAACGGGCTTTGACAACATCGTAAGCATTGGGCAGAGCGTGATCGGCGTGTTCCAGCAGATCGTGAACTTTGGCACGCAGACCGTAAAGCCGATGTTTGAGCAGGTGTTCGGATGGGTAAGCACAACGCTGCTGCCGGGATTGCTGAACGCATTTAACGCCCTAGCACCGCAGATCGGGCCGATCATTACCAACATCGGAACGGCGGTTATGAACGTAGCAAACATGATAGGCAATGCCATCCAAGCGGTGCTGCCGGTCATTGAGAGCATCATTATGGTGATCCTGAGCGTGGTAAGCACGGTGGGGCCGCCGATCCTTGCGGCGATTGCACAGATCGCACAGAACATCGGGAATGTGATAACGAGCATCCAGGGCGTATTTGAGGGGTTGATCCAGTTTATCACGGGCGTATTTACCGGGAACTGGTCGAGCGCTTGGGAGGGTGTGAAGTCTATCTTTAGCAACGCTTTTTCGGCGCTGGTGGAGCTGTGCAAAATTCCCATCAATGCGGTGATCGGCATTATCAACGGCGCAATCAACGGCATTAACTCGATCCTTGGCAGCGTGACAACAATACCCGAGTGGGTGCCCGTGGTGGGCGGCAAGGGCTTTAGTATGCAGCTGCCGACCATACCCATGCTGGCAAAGGGCGGATTTACCGACGGCGTGAGCATTGCCGGTGAAGCGGGCACGGAAGCAGTTATCAGCTTTGACCCGAGCGTGCGCAGCACCAACATTGCGAACTGGCAGAAGGCCGGACAAATGCTGGGCGTTGACCCGGTGCAGGCGGCCAGCGTGGCCGGTGCGGGAAGTCTGACAACGGACCGCATGGAGGTTGCCGACATTGGCGGCGGCACCCCTGCCCCCGGCGGAACCACGACGGTGGGCGGCGGCAGCTTTACGTTCAGCCCGAAGATCACGATACAGGGCAACGCCGACTACAACGTGATGATGAATGCCATGACGGACGCGAAGGACCAGTTTGAACAGTGGTTCAACGAAATGATGCGCAAGCAGCAGCGCACGGCATACGCCAGGTAAGAGGTGGAGAAGATGAGCTATACGACGATCAGCGGCGACACATGGGACGGCATTGCCAAAACGGTGTACGGCGCAGAGCGGTACGCCGATTACCTGATGCAGCAGAATCCAACGAAGATCAACGTTTTCCGCTTTGATGCAGGGGTGGTGCTTGCCACCCCTGCCATGCCGGAAGAAAAGAGCGGCTTTTTGCCGCCGTGGAAATTTGAGGGATAAGCTATGGCAACGAGCGTAAAGGCAAGGCGCACAGAGATAAGCCTTTGGTACAACAGCACGCCGATCAGCGAGGAAGTGGGGCCGGACGTTGAAAGCATTACCTACACGGACTGCGCCAGCGATACATGCGACAGTGTGGATATACAGATCAATGCCAGGGACGGGAAATGGCTGAACAGCTGGTTCCCGCAAAAGGGCGCCACGCTGCACCCGAAAGTGAACGGCCTTGACTGGAACGTGCAGAATGACCGTTTTACCATGGACTGCGGCCTGTTTGTGCTGGACGATGTGCAGTACAGCGACGCCCCGGGCACCATGACGCTGGGCGGCGTGAGCAAGCCGAGCGACACGGATTTTAGCGAGCGCGACCGCACCGACGTTTGGAAAAGTACCAGCATACAGCAGATCGGCGCGACCATTGCCGGGCGGTACGGGCTGGGCTTTGCCTACGACGGCGACGACCACGAGATTGAAAAGCGCGAGCAGAACGAGAGCGACAGCGAGTTTTACCAAAAGCTGTGCAAGGACTACGGCCTTGTTTTGAAAGTGTATGCAAAACGGCTGTGGGTGTACGACCGCGAGAAGTACAAGGGAAAGCGGGCGGTGCAGGATGTGCCGCGCACGGCCATGAAGCCGGGCAGCTTTAGATACACAACGACCATGGCGGGCACCTACACCGGCGGCAGCTTTGCCTACACAGACCAGGACAAGGACATTGATATTACCGCCAGCGTGGGCGGCGGAACGAGGACCAAGAACCTGAACCAGTACGCCAGCAGCGTTGCGGATGCTGCGGCGCAGCTGGTGGCAGCCCTGAACGACGCTAACCACGGAAGCCGGAAGATCAGCTTTACCATTGGCGGCAACTTTGAGATTTTTGCCGGAAACAACGTGCGAATCGGTGGGTTTGGGCCGGAGATAGACGGCAAATATTTTGTGGATAAAACGACGCGGACGATCGACCGCAACGGATTTACCTGCAAGATAGAAGCCAGCGGAATTGACGACCCGTTTTATGCGTGGCAGGTAGGCGGCAGCATCCAGATACACGAAAAGACAGCCAGCAGCACCGCCACGAAGTACGACAGCACCTACGAGACGACGAAACCGGCAGCCAGTGCCGCCAGCACGACGGCAGCAGCCAGCGCAGGTACGACAGCGGGAACCGGCGGACGCGCCGTGACACTGAAAAACTGCCCGCTGTATTACACGAGCGTGGCAAAGACCAAGAGCAACACGGTGAGCGGCACCTATTACCTGTATGACGGAACACTTGTGGCGGGACGCTACCGCATAACGAACACAAAGAGCCGGTGCGGCAAGCTGCCTATGGGCAAGAACGTTACGGGCTGGGTGGACGCAAGCGATATCAAGTGAGGTGATGCAGGATGGCAACGGCACCGCAGGTACGGACGGGCCGCGTGAGCAGCATCGACTACAAGCACGGCACCTACGAGGTGGTGTTTGCGGACCGAGCAAGCGTAAGTTGCACCATCAATGCGCAATCCAACGGCGAATACAAGATGCCGGAGATCGGACAGACGGTGAGCTGCACGATGAACGGCAACGGCACGGTGGCGGGCGCGACCCTTGGCACGGTATGGAACCAGAGCAACCAGCCCGCCGAGGGGTACAAGGGGTTGTACCGCAAGGAGTATGGCCGGGTGAACGGCGACAGCTACGAGCGGTACGATGCCAACACTGGCGAGTACACCCAATTCTGCCGTGCGAAAACGGGGCGCAACAGCAACGGCGTAATTTACGACGAGTGCAAGGGAGCCTACACGGCCAGGAGCGGCGGCGCTATGATGCTGCGAAGCACCGGGGCCAGCGTGGGCATTACCGCAGCAAGCGGCGTGGGAATAACCGCCGGTGCGGCGGTGGACCTGCAAGCAACGACATACGCCAGCGTGACGACGGGCACCATGTACAACGTGGAGTGCGGCACCGATTACACCATGACGGTGGGCGGCAAAGGCACGGTGGAGATCACAGGAGCCTACTTTGAAAAATGCCTTGCCGCCAGGCGGTTGAAGGTGGACGGCGCGGACACGGAGAGCTATAACGGCGTGATCCAGCGGTACTACAATGCGAAGCTGACCGAAAAGGTAAGCGCAGATTGGAAGGTAACGGTGGAAGCGAACGTTGAGCGCGAAGTGACCGGCGACGTAAAGCACACCGTAACGGGAAATGTGACGCAGGAAGTGACCGGCGACACGGAACAAACCCTGACCGGCAACGTAACACAGAACATTGAGGGCGATGTGACCCAGACCGTAAACGGCAATGTGACGCTGACTGTGGGCGGCGCGACCATTACCGTAAGCAGCGGTGGCGATGTGAGCGTGAGTGCGCCGAACGTGACGGTGGACGGCGCCGCCGGAGATGTGAAGGTGGACGGCATAAGCCTGGTACACCACAAGCACAAGGACGGCGGACAGGGCGAGCCGGAGAAGTAAGGAGGTGGCAGGATGATCGGAACACTGGGAAGCGTGGTTTTTAGCGTGAGCAGCAACCGAGTGTTGACGCCGACGGGGATCAGCGGCACGAGCGGGAGCGATTGGGGCAGCCATGACGTTGTGCACGGGAAAGTGCGCAGCGAATGGGTGGGGCCGAAATGCAAGACCTACAAGTTTGACATGACCTTGCGGGCGCAGGACGGAGTGCCGCCGCGCCGGACGCTGAACCAGTTGCAGCAGATGGCCGAGAGCGCCAACGCCTACTACTTTGTGCTGGGCGGACAGCCGATGGCGGACAACCCGTTTAAGATCACAAGCCTTAGCGACGAGTGGGGCGCGGTGCTGCACGGCGGGGCGCTGATCGAGTGCAAGGTGAGCGTTGAGTTGGAGGAATATTTATGATCGACACCGAAAACACAGAGATCATTTTGCAGGCTGGCAGGGACGACGACAGCACCGCCGCCGATGTGCAGCGGTGCTTGAAGATGCTGTACAGCGCACACCCCGGCGAACAGGCACTTGACCGAGATTTTGGCATAGACCGGGAACCGCTGGGGCTGCCCATGAGCAGCGCCAAAGCCCTGATGGCCGCCGAGTTTGTGGCGAAAACGGCGCGGTATGAGCCGAGGGCACGGGTACTGCGGGTGGACTGGAACGAAAGCAATTTAGCCGAGGGAATTTTGATACCGAAGGTGGTGGTAGAAATTGTCTAAGATCGCAGAACTGGCGAACGCGCCGGAAGTGAGCTTTATCGGATACCTGACGCTGGACGAAGTAAAGCAGATGGTAAGCGATTGGTACAACGAGAAGTACAAGGAGCTGACCGGCACATCCCCGGTGTTGGGAGATGCCGCGCCGGAAAAGCTGCTGCAATATGCCATTGCCATGCTGGGCGGGCAGACGCTGCAATACATCCAGGACAAGGGCAACGGCGAACTGCTGGCAACGAGCTACGGCGGATACCTGGACCGGCTGGCGGCAAACCTGGGCGTTACGCGCAAGCCTGCCGACAGAGCGACGGTAACGCTGCGGTTTACGCTGGCAGACACGAGAAACAATGCTGTGGGCATACCAGCCGGTACGCGGGTGCGCACCGAAAACAGCCTGTACTTTAACACGCTGGACTATGCCGAGGTGAAAGCCGGAGAGCTGACAGCGGATGTGCTGGCGCAGGCGCAGGAAGCGGGAGCCGAGAGCAACGGGATAGAAACCGGCGCGATCAACACGCTGGTTGACCCGATCCCCTACATGGCGAGCGTGACGAACATTGAAGCTAGCCACGGTGGCACGGATGTGGAGGACGACGACACATTGAGTGAGCGCGTGTTCCGGGCGCCGAGCGTATTTAGCTGCGCAGGCCCGGCGGATGCCTATGTGTATTACGCCAAGGCGTGGCGCAACGATGTGGCGGATGTGAAGATCGACAGCCCGGAACCGTACGAGGTGGACATTTACTTTTTGCTGGGCAACGACGGCAGACTGCCGACGGGCACCGAGCTGAAAGAGATGCAGGCATACTTTGCCGACGAGGAAAAAGTAAAACGCCCACTGACCGACAAGGTGGTGTGCAAGGCCCCGTCGGAGATCGGGTACAGCATTGACCTGACATACTACATTGCCAGCAGTGACCGCAACAACGTGGCCGCCATACAGGAAGCCGTGACGGGCGCTGTGGCAAGCTACAAGGCATGGCAGCGCAAACTTGGCCGGGATATTAACCCGACGGAGCTGATCGCCGCTGTGCGCGGTGCTGGGGCCAAGAGGGTACGCTTGAAAGCCCCGGCGGATACCGTGGTAAGCGCGGCGACCATTGCACGGTGCGACAGCGAGACCGTGAACTACGGAGGGCTGGAAGATGATTAGTCTGCGGCAAGCGAAGCTGACGGACGCGATACCGGCAACGCTGGCGGCGCAGCCGTGGGCGCAGGCTTTGGCCTACGCCGAATGGCGGATGCGCGGCCTGCTGCTGGAATACGCGCAGGACAGCCAGATATACACAGCGCTGGACACATGCCCGGAAATGGTGCTGGATGCACTGGCCGTAAGCTGGAAGGTGGACTGGTACGATACCACCTACACGGTAGAGATCAAGCGCAGCATTATCAAAAACAGTATGGCCGTGCGCCGGTATATGGGCACGGCATGGAGCGCAAAAAAGGCGCTTGGCGACGTGTGGCCGGACAGCGACATTGAGGAATGGTTCGACTACGGCGGAGAGCCGGGACGGTTCCGCGTGGTGTGCAACGTGACGGACCCAACCGTTACCGCACAGGTGGAGACCATAGAGAACAACGTGATGCTGTACAAGCGGGAAAGCGCCCACCTGGACAGCATCAGCTTTATGGTGCGCCACGGTATACAGATTGGAACGGTATACGAAGCGTACAAATACGATGTGCCGCGGTGCGGGATGATCCGCTGCGGCACATGGCCGCGCCGCGCCACGCT